GCCAAAGAAGCAGCAGCAAGAGCAAACAGGCCGCCCGTATCTCGTCCCGGAGCAAACTCATAAAGGTCTCTAAGAGTCGCTTGGAACGCCAGAGTGTTTCCATACAAAGGTAGGTAACGATAAGGAACACGCATATTCCCAATCTTCATGGTGTAAGCATCTACAGCTCCACCAGCCTCTCGGTAGGTGTTTTCAAGACCACCAGTAATGTCTTGGTTACCATCCCTGACGTGAAAGAACGCCATAGTTTGAAGACCGATAGCAAGAGCCAAAGCACCTTGAGCTTTAGTTCTTACAGCAACGTCATCACTGAAATACTTACTTTCAAAGTTAGTAATGCCTTCCTTCCAGTTAGCAGGAAGAAGTTCTACAACTTTGTCAGGAAGAGCTTTTGCACCAAGGCGTCCCAGGTCTGCACCAAACTGAGCGATCTCTCCACCAGAAGAAATCATCACAGCTCGTTTAACGCCGTTAATAGGCGATACAAGGAACGGGAACAAGTCTCGCCCAAACGCAGCCATTACTGGGTTGTTTGATTGACGAAGTTTGTTGACAGCTCCTTCAATGTCTTGAAGAGGTCCAGTCAGCTCTTCAGTAAGGTTTACAGCTCTGGTGAGTCCAAGAATTTGGTTATCAAGAACTGAGTAACCAATTGTGGTTTGATCAAAGCCAACTTTGACTGGTTTATAAAGAGCGTTAAATTCTTTATCTAAATATCTTGCAATTTCATCTGCACGATCTGCAGCATCCAACGTACCTGCAGCTATCTTTTCATCTACTTCTTTAATTGCCAAAGCACGAATACGAGCATTAGCAAACAAAGAGGTTGTTAGTTCATCAGCGGTTGCTGAAAGCTGTCCAAAGATACTGAGGTTTACGTTTTCACCACCAGGGTAGTAGCTGGTCTTACCAAGACCCATACCACGCAGACCGGTGGTAGTCATACCGATAGTTTTACCAAACAGGCTCCGCTTATCCCACGCTTCACCAGGCATGAAATAATCGTGGAATACTTTCATCAACACTCGGCTCTTGTTAAGAGTGTCAAAGATTTCTGCGTTCTCCTCACCACGTTCAATAACGTAGTTAAAGAACGGAGTCTTGATTTTGGTAGCAGCTAGGTCTTGAGCAATAGCTTCCTCACGGCGTAGTCCAGCAGACTTTTGAAGCTCGTAAGCAGCCTCTGCAGCTTGGATTGGATCAGTAATAGACCTACCAAACACAAAGCGGTTGTAGGTAGTTTCCAGAGCGTCTCCAATGGCGTGACGGAACATCAAAAGCGTATCCATTTCAAGCTTGGCTTGCTGGAAGCTTTCAGTAGCCAGTTGAGTTTGTCCAAGGAATTTAGCTGCTGTACCGGTCAAGACATTACCAACTGCTTGTCCAGTGATTTGAGCAGCAGATTCAGGGATACCTTGAATAGGAATCGAAAACACCGTTGCAGGGTTAGACAGCGGCGAACCGATTTGAAGACGAGCAAGAACTGCGTCACCAGTAATTTCAAGTTGTTTGATCTTGGTTAGGTCACCTTGGGTTTCATAGAGCTTTTCTACAAGACGCTCCAAGCCCTCCATTTCTTCATCAGTCAGATCTTCACCAGACTCAACTTTTTTAAAGAAGTTACCAATGGTGCCGTCGAGCTCTACTTGAGCTTCACGAGCAGCAGCGCTCATACCTTCAGCAAAATCTTCAGATTCACCAAAACTGGCTAACTGACGATTTGCTTCACTAAAAAGCTCTTTAGGATCCATTGTTTTGAATCCAAGCCGATTACGACGATCAAACAGTCGAAGCGCGTTACCAAAACCTTCAAATTGAGCACTGATGGCTTTTACGTTTGCCATCAATACTTTGTAGTTATCTTGAAACGTTACAAGAGCAGAAACACGATCAAGGTCTTGTACCTCACCACCTTTGATAATGGTTCTCAAATCTCTTGCAGATTTAAGAGCGTTGATTGCGCTGTCATCCAACATACTGGTGACAACCATAATCTTGTTGAGGTTTTTAGAAACCTCTTTACCCAACTTTTTGCCTTCAGCAAGAACAGCAATCTTTGCCAAGGTGGAGTTACCACCAAGAACAGAAGCCAGTTTGCGAATAGCAATACCGTATTGAGCAGGAAGAATCTTTTGACGGTTATCAAGAAGATCTACCGTTGCTTTAACAGCAGCAGCGTTTTCAATATCAGAAGTGTATTTAAGTGCGTTGGTTTTATAGATTGCAGTTGTTTTATCTGCGAGATCAGTACCGTTTTCAATATCTATACGAAGGAGTTCTTGTTGTTTCTTCAGGGTGCTGTCAACACCACGAAGGAAATCATCAAGTGCTTCTTTAGTCTCCGTAGGATCTTGGAACTGATTGAGATCTCTATTAACTGCTTTAACAGTTTCACGAACAGAAGTAGCTGGCTCATCACCAGGGGTCTCAGCAGCAACCCGACGATCAGCTATTTCATCAGTATCAATCTTGATCTCACCAGCTTCATCGACCGTTACAGGCACCTGATTCTGTACAGGAGGTTTTTGGCGAGGAATATCAAATACCTCGTCTGCAGACTCTGCAGGAGGTATTTGAAGGCCCTCAGGCATCTCAGGAACAGTAGGAGCCAGACCGCCGTTATCGATGACTTTGTTTTGAATCTCTTCAACACGCTGAACAAAAGTCCGCATGAAATCAGGGTTGAGGTTCTCAGAAGCAACAGCAGCTTCAGCAGCGTTCAAGATGTCTTTGAGTTCACCGTAAGCCTCACCAAAAGCATCATTCAGCGAGAAATCTGCATTGATTTTATCTAAACGGTTCTCAGCAAACAGTTGAGCGTTACGAGCTTCAAGCAGGCTGATACGTTCAGCATCCAGCTCATCGAGAGCATCGACAAGAATACGAGCATCGGTCAGAGCGTTCTTGAAGCCAATAGAAGCATCAAAAGAACTCTCGGTAATACGACCCAGCTCAGTGAACTGAGTAAGGCGTTGAAGTTGAGCTTGTTCAACAGCTTGACGCTGGCTTAGAAGGTTATCAAGCTCATCAAGACGAACAAGAGCATCGTTAACCAACCGCACCTTAGTGGCGTTTTTACTGGCTTTCTTACCAGTACCAGTACTGCGGTTAATCCACTCAGGATCGATCTCTTGGATCTGGTTGTATTCAGCAAGACGAGCTTCAAGGTTTACACGCTTTGCTTGGGCTTGTTCAGGGCTCTTAATAGCCAGCTCACCTTGGAGACGGTTAATAGCATCATCAAGAGCTGCAGAGTCAGGAACATCTCCACTTTCATCAATCTGCTGGAACAGACGCTCCATTTCAGCACCAGTCTCCTGTTGCTTACTCAGGTACGTTTCAGCACCGCTACGAGCAGACTGAGCAATCTTTCCTACGTTCTCGTCAATCTTGCGGTACAGATCAGCCGTAACAGTACCTAGACGGTCCTCACGCTGCTCATACGCCTTAGCAAAACCATCAGCTTCCAGTTCTTGCTTAGCCAGAGGAGCAGCCTCTTCAACAGCCTCTTGCATGGCCTGTTGAGCAGGGACACCACTCGTCGCTTTACTCATGAAGCGATTAGCAGCGTAAAACGCTCCACGGAGACCAGTAAGAGCTACAGCACCACCAGCAGCGTTCTTGAATTGTTCAAAGGCGTAGTTGAACTCTTCCTTTGAAGTAGCTCTAAGTACTTTTGCAGAAGCAATACGCTCTTCAGGGGTTTGAAGCTGTTGAATACGATCCAACCCCTTTTGCAAAGCTGCTGGAGCAGGAGGCATCCAAAACATCGCATCCTGAACAGCGTTAGGCAGGATGTCGTTGATTAGAAATCGTGCTCCAATCTCAAGACCAGCTTTGATGTCTTTTGCTTTCCAGATCTCACCAAGGGTCTTACCGGTTTGAGCCACCATGGAGGGACCCTTAACCAATGTGTTGACACCTTTATCAAACAGCATTGCAGCACCAATCGAGCTAGCAAGCTGACCGATAGCTGTATCTGGTTTGACGTTACGTTTTACATATTCACTGTCTTCACTGAACAGAGGACCCAAGAGAGGTGTAGAAGGTTTGATACCGTAGCTGAAAGCCTCAGGAGTCCTACCCGTCTTTTGAAGGGCTTCAATAGCTGCTGTAGCGTTTCTTTGGCGTTGGTTAGCCAGTTCTGGGTTCTCCATCATCGGAGCAACAGAACCAGCACCCATAGGGCCACCAGCAAGGGCGCTACCAAGGTCTACACCTTGAGTCAAAGCACCAAGCTGCTCCATAGCCGCTACAGGAGCGTTAACGGCTTGCCGGACTACATCCTGAGTAATCTTGGCTGCTTCTTTACCAACAGTGGTTTTAGTACCAGGGATCGGAGTCTGACCTACCTTGGTAGCTGTACGACCCACCTGGACAAAAGGAGCCAGAGGACCAGCAAGGAAGTTAATGGCTCCACTCTTTAGTGCTTCTTTAACGTTCCCAACTGCTACACCACCAGCTTGTTGAATAAAACGTCCAAGATCAAAACCTCGTTGTTGCTTAGGTTTTGCCGCAGGTTTTGCTTGGGCTTTAGGTTTTGCACTCACTTTGGGGGTAGTACCACCCCCTTGTTGAGTAGTACCGCCACCCCACTCTTGTTGATACCGCTGTTGTGCCTCGTTAGGGTCTTGAATAAATACGCTTTGACCGGACTTTAGAGGGATGTAAGGCATGTAGCAGTGCTTTCTAGTTCGCTTCCTCCAAACTAATGGATATAACTAGAAATTGCTATTTAGCGTCTGAACAGTGGAACAAGGTTTTGCTTCACAAAGTTAGCTTGACGCTCTTGGCTGTACTGGAACGACTGACTAGGAACACCAGCACCAGGCTTATAGATCTGAATGTGAACGTGTCCAGGATCTCCTGCACCGGTACCAGAACGTCCTGGAACGCTGTCGTGAGGGCTATCGTCACCACTCTTACCAACAGGACGACCACGAGTGATTTGATCACCAGGACGCCAGTAAAGCTGAGCTAGGTGAGCAATACGAACTCGATCACCTTTGTTGTAACCAGGACCAGCACTAGCAGCTTCAATAATGATGCTGTTACCAAAGCCACCATCTCTACCTGCGTAGATCACACGACCACTAATAGGTGCAGGGACGTTATTTGCAATTTGACCGTTTTGACGGACAAGAGTGAAATCAATAGCTCTGTTTTGGCTATGACCGTGGTGGTAGTTAGTAATCCGAATACCTACATCACTAGGAGCAGAACCAGTAGCAGCGTTTACAGGACGAACAGAAGCTTCAATTTGCTTTGCTCGTTGAGACAGGTTAGGAGGTAAAAATTCCTGACCGTAATAAGTCACTATCTGTCGTTCAATAATCTCAGACACAGGGATCTTGCCCTGAAACGCAGTGCCGCTCAGGTTGTTAAGAGACTGCCTAAGAGCCTGACTGAGAGCACTTGTATTGCCAGTAAGGACTGCTTTGTTCAGTTCTCCAATCTCAACATCGTTAAACAGCATTTGGCTATTCAAAGCTGTGCGAGCAAGGTTTGGATTCTTACCGTAGGTACTAGAAGCAGCAGCAGACCACGCAGCACGGTTATCGGTATCTTTGATATCAATAACCCAACGACCGCTAGAATCCTTCCGAGAACTCCCAAGAGCAGGTGCAGCAGCTTTAGCGCCTAGTTTGCCTCTTTCAGTAATGTTGTAATAACGATCAACGTCGTTGTACTCAGGACGGCTGTAGAAATCAGTTTGAGCTTTTTTGAGGATCTCAAGCTGTACAGCAGGATCGTTTACATCTTTACCAGCTTGACGAGCACGGTTAATCTCACGAGTCAAGTATTGAGATCCTTCTGCATTAAGACGCTGCTTGGCTTCAATAATGGCTTGGTTGAGGTAAGCACGCTTTTGTTTAGGAATCTCACCTCTTTCTATGTCCATTGCTTTGATCTGAGGATCCTGCATGAAGGACCCTTTAAGACCATCTAGTAGGCCCTTAAGCAACGTCTTCTGAACAGTATTAGTAACAGCTCGATCAGCAGCGTTATCAGACCTACGAGCGTTACCGAACAGTTTCAAAGCATCTACATAAAGATTGGTGCCTTGAAGTTGAGAACGAAGATCAGCAGGCATTTCCGTCACACCTGCATCGATCAGATCTTTAGCTTGCTCCAACAGTGCTGCACCTTGCTCAGGCGTCAGAAGGCGGTTAGAGAACTTGTACTGATCACGAACAAGATCTACAGCGCCTTGGTACGACATACCTTGAGGCAAGTAGCCACGGCGAGATTGCTCTAGTGCAAAAGCCTCTTCTTGTTGAATACGTTGAATGATCTGAGCATCAGTAGCGTTGGGGTTTTCAGCCCACCAAAGCGTTGAACGGTCTTTAATAGTCCGCTGAAATTTCCGTTGTTCACGTTGAATCTCACGTTCAACAGAACTTTCACGCAACTCTTCACGTTTAGTGGCTCGGTCTGCAGCTCCTTCAATAACGTTTCTAAGATTGCGACCTTTACTATCACGCAAATCTGTCAGCTTGATACCGTCAACATCGATCTCTCCAAGAGTTCTCAGGATGTTGTAAAGGCTATATGTCTGGCCGATATCGTTTAGTTGATCACCGTTAGCGTCAAGGAAAACAGCATCTTTATCCCACAAAGCAAACAAAGCATCAGTAGCCTCTTGCTTTGAATAGCCGTTTTTATTGATTAACCAATCACGATGTTCATTGATACCAGCTTTTATTAGATCAGCACCAAACTGAGTTTCACCTGTAGCACGATTAAATTGAGCACCAAGTCTCCATTTACCAAGAAGAATTTCGTCGCCAGTTGCTTTAATAGTGCGATCCTTAAGCTCAAAAGCTTTGTTGTTTGCGTCAGCTTTAATATCAGAAACTGTTGCACCAATAAGCGGGTCAATCTTTGCAGCTCTAAAAGCTTCTGGAACGTCTGCATAAGGCGTTAGAAGCTGCTGAGCTTTAGCAGCAATAGCAGCAGCACGTTCAGCAGGAGAACTAATCTCAGCCAACCGAGAGGCTTGTTGCTTACCCCAAGCGGCTAGTTCAACAGCTACAGACTGTCCAGCGTTAGTAGCTTTGGTGTCGTAGAAGAAGAAGTTAACCCAAGGGTTGCTTAGTCGAGTCTGGTTAGCAAGAGCAACCTCACCTTGCTTTTGAAGACGCTTGGTTTCATCAGCAATAGCTTGAGTGTCTTCAAGAGCTTTTGCTTCTTGTTGCAGAAGAGTTTCTGCTTGGCGCTTCTTATCTTCTTTGTACTTTTCAAAGATCAGATTCTGGGTAGCTTGAAACATCCCGTTCTCACCCAGGAATGATTCAATACTTTGAAGCGTCTGACGGGTCTTGGTATCCTCCTGGAACCGACGACCATACATCAATTGCCCACCAACCTGATCAGGTGTAGCAGCAGGACGAGCAGGTTCTGGAAGCCGTTCAGGAGCTGCAGGAGCCTGTGTCAGATCACGGACTTGACGCTGAGGGGTAATACCAAAACTACTTGTCATGGTTGGTAAATCTGCAATGCAGGGTCAGTAAACGTTTCAGTTGTTGGGTTTATCTCAGCAAAATTAGCTGATGGTTTTGCGCTGCTATAAAAAGACCTAGATTGAACTTCTTTTGGTTTAGGCGGAAGCATATCCCTGTAACTATTCAAAGCGTTAAAGGCTGCACCAGTTATCTGCATCGTAAGAGCAGAACGTGAAGGACCACTAACTTGTGACGGTTGAACAGCTTTAATAGGCAGCGGAGCTAGTGGCTTAACTGGATCAGCAAAAGGTTGAGGGTTGTAATACTGAACCTGATTAGTTGTGTTCTCACGAGCAATGTTTGCAGCTTCAGCAGTCCTGATCTTGTCGTTAAGACGGAAGTTACGGGTGATCTGACGGTTACTGACGTTAGCCAGATACTGCTGGTTGTACTGCTGTTGGAGACGCTCTACAGTCCTACCAGCCTGCCCAGAAGACGCCGCCTTTGCTTTAGAGGCAATAGCTTGAGCTCTGATGCTTTCCAGCTCAATCGTGTCTTTAGCTTCTTCCTCGTAGAACCTACCTTCAAGGTCCGCTAGCTGACGTTCAAAGTTCTTGGTAGCAGCAGTAGCTACTTGACCTTTATACACAGCTTGCTGCTCAGCCAGCATCTCTTCATACTGACGACGCTTTTCAACGTAATCAGATTCCCGATACCAAGCGTCTAGTTGAAGTTCGTAATCCCTGTAATTTTGTTGATTTTGAGCTGCATACTGCGTCCAGAACTGCCTACGAGATTCTGCTGTTGCACGTTTTGCTTCAGCTTCTTGAAAGTCGTAAGCACCCTTAGCTGCAATAGCGTTTACTGAAAACTCAGCAAGCGACAGGATGGAAGGAAGACTAAAAATAGTGTCCTTTAGTTTGTTTAGATCAGAAGGTTGCTTAGGTTTGTCAGCCATTAAAACTTCCTACCAGCAATGTTGAAGTACAGACCAGTCCACTCAAGAGCTACAAACTTAGCCTGATCAATACTGCTATTAACTAGTTCCACTGTAACTTGATCGTTCTTACTCAGGATATGCGCTCTGAATTTAGATTGCTCAAACGGCTCCTCTTCACTCAAAACAATGTTTGCGTTAAGAGGGTCCCTGCGATCAAACTCATACGTTGAAGTGTCCCTGAACCTAGGAGTTACTTGAACTTGGAAGTACCGACTGTCGTTGTAGTAAAAGTCGATGTACTTCAGTTGAAGACGACCAGAACGAGAACCAACAAAGGTGTTCTCAGTAGCAGCCCGATCAAACGGCATGATTGTCGGAGGCTGGTACCTAAACGTAAACAGCTCTCCAAACGTCCAGGAACTACCTGAAAAGTCTCCAATGCTGTCACACACAAAGCTAGTGACACCAGCAGGAACGTTAGCTGACACAATCCAACGCTTCTTAGATTCGTTAGCGTCTGTAGCGTCTTGCTTGATTACGACAAACTGGCTGGTGTTAACAGTCCGATAAGGCAACGTAACAGTTGTTTTGTTTGTACCTGCGTCGTAGCTAAAAGTAGCTGTACCGGTGTCAGTAGTAATAGAACTAGAAATTCGTCGATCAAGCAGGAACACCTCATCACTATTTTGAGGCGGTCTTGAGACGTTAATCGCTTCAAGGTAGTACTCAGTGTTAGCTCCGTTTACATAGCTTGCAGTAGTGAACAGAGTGCCCTCAATAAAGTCACACCAGTAGATACTCTTGTTCGGGAAGGTCCATTTATGCCAAGCGTTCTGACGATTGGTTAGAGAGCCACCAGAAGCTTCCCAGAAGAACTGGTAGACATACAGAGTGTCAAGATCGTCAGCGCTGAGAGCAATCAAGAAGTTATCAGTTTTACTGACAGCCAAAGAAGCAATGTTCTTAGGGATGTACTTTGGAATCGTTTCAGTAATAACAGCGGTTTGACCGAGGTTAATACCAACCGTTCTGTCAGTCGTAATAAACGTATGGAACCCAGTGAAATCTCCTTCTTTAACAGGGAACAACACCTGAGGTCCAATCTGCTCAGGCTTTACCTTGTCCTCCATGCTGATCGAACTGATTCGACCCACAGCAGCTGTTTGAGGACTGAACGTAACGTTATCACCAGAGTACAAACGAAACTGGTTTTCACTTGAAAACAGTACAAGTTCATCCTGCTGCTGCAACGCAAAGTTCAACACAGCAACATCGTTACTGATTGCAGTCAGGTCAATAGGGTCATCATCTACAACCTGTACTGCAGACTGCTGCCAGAAGTTGAAGTAATCAGAAGCTTGGCTGAGGATAACGTTCTCACCACTGATGAACCCAAGACGGTTCTTAAAGAACACCACATCGTTAATGGTGTTGTTTACAAACGAAGGCCCAGGGTTCAGAGTCTCGTCACCAGACAGTCTGGAGGTCCACCCAGGGAGGTCTACAGTGACTGTTCCATCGGTGTAGTTACTGTCGTTAAACGGTTGTAGTGTAAACCGAACAAGCCCGTCAGCGTTCTTGTAATAGATAAAGGCATGAGGCATCGTTGCAGCACTCAACACACCTCGGCTACCAGGAGCACCTTCCTCAACCCAAGTACCTTTACCAAACACACCGTCTGTTGTGGTGTTCTGAGCATCAAAGGTTAGGTAATACGAGCTTTGATCTGCAGAACCATCAGGAGCAACCTTAACGGTATAGCCTTCCCAGTCCAGCGGAGGAAGCTCTGTAATGGCACTCACACGGTCTGTGAAGCCAGACATGAGGCTGTTACCACGAGCATCAGTGGCAGTCAGACTTTTGATGTACCTAGAGGAACTGACAAGGCCAATCAGGATTTGAGAGCCTTGAACCTCAAAGGTTAGTTTGTTGTTGATATCAGTGTTATCAAGACCATCTCCAAGGGTTATGGTTGTAGAACCATTAGCCGTTGCGTTAACTGCAACACCAGCTTCGTTAACAAGAGTAAAAGAACTAGCGCCAACAGTACCAACAAAAGTATTAGCTGGAATACCAGTACCAGTTACAAGTTCATCTGGAAAAACCCTTTTAATATCGGTAGCTGTAACACTGGTAATAGTTGAACTACCAATACTTGTAGAACCGGTAATAGTTTCAGTCCAGTTAACAAGACGAGCTGCAATATCCTCAGAGCTGACAACGTTAGTGTTACCACTGCTGTCAGTAAGAGAGGGGGTTAAATAGTGACCAATAATAATGTCACCATCGTCTAGCTCAACACGAACCTCGTACATCGTGTCGTAGTCAACCAGCTTGACCCAGACCTGACCTTTGATGGGCCTATAGGCAGAGCTAACAAGACCGACGTTAAACCTTGTAAGAGTCTCAGTGCTGTCGTAAAGAGCTACCTTCTGAGTGTTTGTAATAAACACATAATCCTGGAACGAGGTAGCTCTAAAGCGATCACGAGCCTTTCCAGCACCACGAAGGTAACCAAGATTTGTCGTCGTGATGTTGGCAAAGATTTGCTCAACAGGAACAACGTTTAGCTCAGTACCAGACAGTTCTTCTAAGTTTGCAATACCTGCAACAAACGTGTTGCTAGAAGCAATGGTTAAAGTAACACCAGTAGCTGTAGCTGTAGCGTTCTTACTCAGCGTAAGTTTTGCTCCAGCAATATCAATGGCAGCAATAACAGTACCAGTAGGAATACCAGAACCACTGACAGAAGCTCCTACATAAAGGTCTGTAGTCATTGAACCGCTAACACTGCTAACAACGGAAGACCCGCTAGTAGTGTTTGCTGTACGAGTAATGGTACGGCTGTCGTCAGCAGCAATCAGAACAAACCGTTCAGTGCTACTACGGTTGTAGATAAAGTACCAAGCTTCGTCCCATTTAATAGGGTTTACAAGACTGGCTCCACCAGCGTTCTTGGTAAGCGTATCAATGCGCTTTACAGGTACAGAACCAAGACGCTTCTTAAGACCCTCTACAAGGTCACACACGCCGTTCTCAAGAACCTTTGCAAAGCCAGGCAGTACAAGACTGTCAGCCTGTTGGTTAACACCTTTGTTAAGTGGTGTAATGACTTGGCTAAGAAGTTCTTTAGACATCAGCGATCAAGAATGTCAGGGCTAAACACAGTCGTTACACGTCCACCGTACATATCATCAGGACCACTGATGTAGTTGTAGTTCTGAGCCATGTCCTCAGTACGCTTCAACGTTTGAAGAGCGTTCTTCTCGTCCTCCGCTGTATAAGCTTCAATACTGGAAGAAGTCATTGCACGGTTAGAAAACATCCGTGCTGCTCGGATCATAATGTAACGACGACCCGTTTCAGGAATGCTGTCCCACTCAAGTTCTTCAATAATCTCAGCAACGAGATCACTGGTGTTACCAGTCACAGCTACACCGAGACTACCCCTCAGATCGTATGTATTCTTAACGCGATCAAAAAGCCGCAGACCGCGAAGAACAAACCTTTGAGACGGATACGACAACGGATTGAATCGTACAGCCAAGGTGTTGCTAGGAAGCTGGGACTGACCTGTAGAAGCGTCCAGAGGAATGGAGTCATACAGCATCGTGTTCCAAGACCAGCCAGCACCTTGAACTTCTCGGCTGACTTCATCCAAGGTACTCTCCGCAAGAGCTACATCGCCCACTAGAGGGGGGTTAAGAGAGTTAACAGGAGCTTCGCCGATGATTGCTAGCAGCGTATTAACTGCACTGAGCTTTGAAGTCGCCAAGGAATTCCTCCATTTTTGAACGGCGACGCTCGCCCATATATGGCAGTAGAGCGTCCACAATTTCTTTCACTTTAGCTTGACGGCTTGCTTGAGCTACATATAAGTCTTTCCACTTTGGATTTTTGTGAGCTTTTGGTTTGAACTTAACTGGAAGATCAAAGATATTTGCAAAACGCTCAACAATATCTTTGTCGGTCATTTCAATCCCAATACGCCAACAATTACTTTTGTAACCACCCTGTCCTGCCTTACCGACGAGGCAGATATAACCTTCACCTTCAAACAAGCCAGCAGCCCAAGTGAGTTCGCAATAAGACATAAAAAAGGGGTCCTAAGACCCCCTTATTATATCTTATTAATAAGTGATATACTCAGTAGGGATTGCCATCGCTCAGGAGGCTGACGCAGCACTCAGGGCGAAGAACGCCGTGACCCACTGCATAAGAAGCAACCATCATGGTGCTTTGGGTCATAGCCTTAAACTCCGAACCGGTCATCTGCATCGAGACATCCTTCAGAGCCACAGTACCCACAGCTTCCTTGGTGAAGCACAGACCGAAGCAGTTAGCGATGGAG